AGGTGCTAAACGCTACCTGCGGTGCGAGGCAGGAAAGTGGACAAGGGACCGAAGGGAATACCTAAATACTCCCTTCGAGAACCCTAAACCTCATCAATCCTCTTTCTCCGGCTTAGCGGTCGAAGACGAACGCTGCCGTTCAAGAAAATCATCAATAACACCCTGTCCACTCTCCAAACCATCAAACTTGTCAATCCGTGAAAACGAATTCGGGTCAAAATCCAACGGCGGATCATAATCTTCACCTTTACGAAAATCAGAATCCGACGCCTGAACATCCGGACGACCAGGCAAAACATCTACAGAACCGGAACCATTCAAAACCGACATAATTCGCTCGCCACGAGACCTATATTCCGGAAGGTCTTCAATCATATACTCCAACATATCAACGACTAGATAAACGAGTTGCAAAAGACTTATTCACAAGATTCTTAACAACTACTTTGTACGACATATTAACAAAAAAATTATCCTCCATATCCGATGCAAAAGGATTATTAACAGTAGCCAAATTAGTAAAAAGCAGAGAAGGACTAACCTCATTCGGATTCGACGACAAACCGATAAGATAAAAATCTCGCTGCTGCACCCAATAAGACTGAAGCGGAACAGAAGCCTTAGGAGTTAAAGTAGACTGCAAAGAACCTAACACCTCATCATAAGAAGAACGGAATTCATTATAACAAGGCTCCTTGGCAACCGAAAGAACCTGAGAAACAGAACCAGACTCCCAACCATAACCAAGACGCCAAAAAGGAACATCTTGATAGCCAATATCATTATAAATCGGATTAAAATAATCGGGACCACGATACTCCAAATAATCGGGACGTATACCCGTCCAAAAATAAACAGGTCGAATAGTCAGCATATCAAAGATATAACCGGGCTCCTTAAAATAATAAGTCTGTTCACGGCCAAGCACAGTGTTAAACGCAATAGAGCCGCCCATCTGGCCAAGTGCAGCAGCTTCACCACCTGCAAAACCAGACTGGCCGGCCTGATTCATAACAACCTGGCTGTTAACCATAACGGAAGAGCTAAAAAGAAGCTTCGGACGATCCACATGTTCGATCTTAGAAGCAAAGAACGTATAAAGCCAATCGGAATAACGAGAACCGGAAGCACCGATAAGATCTTTATACTCCTGCAAACGTGTCGCAACAGCAAGCTGCGGGATAGTCTTAATGCCGGTAAAATCAACATCAGAATTAGAATCACCCGGAGGCATAAGACGACTGAAACGATCGGGAGAACTTGGACACACAGCCATAGGATGCGCTGCCAAAAAAGAAACGTTCAACGTCGCCGCAAAATAAACCTTAGAAGGAACATTAGTATCGGAACCTGTGCCATTATTCCAATTAACCTCAGGATCCTGAACATCATAAGGATAAGCCGGAACATTAGAATTAACATTCTGAGGAAAAACCTGCGACAACTTGTTAAAATCCGGAGCAGCAGCAATAGTATCCTTATTAAACAAATCAGAACGGAGAATCTCTATAAACAAATCAGAACGGTTCCACGATAACTCATCACGATCATCAGCAACCTTCCTATCCCTCGGATAAAACATCGTTTCAAAATAATGATCCAAAAACTCTAAATTACCATAACGCTGCCAAAAATAAGAAGCTTTCGAACGATACTCAACACCCGACACAGAAGAGGTAGAAGAAGTAAAAAAAGTAGGCCGATAAGTTCCGGGATGAGCAAAAGAAAAAACACCCCAAGAAGAATACGAATAATAATTGCGAACAATATCCCAATAACCTAAATAAGTATCTGCATTCACAGATAAAAACTTCGGCATCGTCTTAGACAAAGTTCCAGAAGAAGTCAAAGTATTATTAGGATAATTTAAAATAGGACTATTAGCAATACGAAGCCAAGACATCAGACTATTTGGAAGTGCAGCACGATGATTAAACGGCATAACCTGACTGAAAAAAGCAGCAGTACCAGCACGCGGATACATAAAAGAAGTATACGAAACAATACCTTTATTATCCACACAACCGGGAATAAAGTTAAACGACAAATCATTCATATCGAACTTAGACGAATTAACTCGCATTTCCGGATGATACAATTGCAAAGGAACCCAAAACCGATGCAACCGAAGTACATAAGGGTTAAACGATGGAACACCCAAGGGATTTGAACGAACGTCAATACCTTGATGTAAAGTAACTCGATCACGAGCATTGACAAACTGAATACGCACCGGATAAATAATACCCGGCGTTATAGAAAATGCCTTATTCTCAGGCATATCATACCGAGAATAACCATTCACGGAATGAGAAATAAAAGGCTGTTTACCCATAAACTACTTTATTAAAAAAAGGATTAGAAGAATTAATACCAAAACAATCTACCCAAAAATCAATAACATCAGAAGATACCGCAACAAACCGCTGCCGATACTTAACCTTACTCAAAAACTCCCGAAGCCTCACAAGACGCGAAAAACCTCCTTTAATGAGACGGGAAAAGTCGGAGGGACGCAGGACCCTCTCAGCAACCTCACGAAGAAACCCAATAGCCAAAGAACTAGCGAAAGCGTTAGCATAAGTCCAAGCAGTGGAAATTTTACGAAAGAATAACGCTTCTTGAGAAAGATACTTATTGTAGTAGCGAGGAATGCGGTAATGATAAACAACACCGGTCTCGTTATCTGTATACAACCAAAGGCCAGAAGTCGCACTGGGAGCTTTAAAATCTCCCAAATAATCACCAACACCAGCCGAAACAAATTTACGACGATATTTCCTATCTTGAAGTAAATCATAAAGATTAGTTTTTAATTGACCCACAGTAATAGGACAAGACTTCGCAAAAGCAGCAGAACTCTCATCCATATAAACAGACTTACCAATATACTTCACAACATAACGAAGACGCTTATCCGAAACAGACGAAATCCAAACAAAACCTAAATCCTTAACAGCCCTACGAATAGCATTATAAGAATAACAAACGTCCCAAAGAACGCCATGAAAATGAAGACGAGGCTCATTACCTTGCTCCGGATGCATTCCAAATTCTTGAAAAAAAGCATGTTTAATGGAATGACCTAAACACCGACGAATACGTTCCAACCACAAGCGAATAAAAGAAGAAGGATTCAACAATGCACTATCGTAATACTCCGGAGCGATCGTGATAGTAACAAATACAGAGTTATGATGAAGAAACTGATGATACTTAGTTTCACGCTCTAAACGAACAAACCAGTCATTACGCTGCTGCCGTAAACACTCTTCACAACGACCACAAGGAACCATAAGACGCTGAGTAAAATAATCCCAAGGCCGATTCATCAACAAAACCTTCCTATCTGTCAAGCCAATAGTCCTAGAACTATATGCTCGATTCCTTATCCAAATGGGAAACTGACACATCTTTTAAATCAAAATAAATACCGGGATAACGTTCAGATAAAAAACGTAGATAATCAACTGCTTGTTCATGAGTTCGAAAACGAGCAATAACCTTAAAACACTTGCCTACACGCTTTCTCACAAAGAAAGGCGCATAGGCAAGTTCAAAACACTTATAGCGACCAGAAATCATCAAAGAACCTTTCCTCCCAAAGGACGAACTACAATTCTCTTACCTCCTTTACCTCTAGTCTTCTTCTTCCTGCTCATACTTAGACAAACTATCTTCATCAACCATAATCAAAAGCAAACCTTGCAACTGAGCGGAAGCAGGCAAAAGCTTAATACTAAAAACAGATGCACCGGAAGCCAAAGAACGAATGAAACCTGTAAGCTCAGTATCAGGCAAATAAAAACATCCTTGAGGCAAGAAAATAGAGCTAAAATCCAAAAACTTAGAAAGCTTAGAAGCCTCAAAATCCAAAGAACAAACCGGATCATACTTCGTAAAGGATGCATCTGGACCATCCTTACCAAAGGAAACCAAATAACCTCCATTCGCAAGAGGATAATTTGAAATCAACACCGAAACAACCGATTCAAGGCCAGAAACAGAAGACTTCTGCGTGTCTTCACCAATAACATTTGATAACATAATAAAATAAGATTTAAAGTTCAAGGGCAAATATAAGCATAAAAAAATTAACTTACAAATTATTAACGACGAAATTGACGACTAGTTGTAGTAGTATGCTTAGTCCAACCTGCACCATCAGGACTAGGAACTAAATCCTCAGTAACATCCTCAAATCTCTGCACAGGAGGAGCTGAAGAAAGAACCTTTGCTCCTGCAACATGTCCAACAGCAGAAATAGCTCCACTAACAGCAGTATTAACAATACTATAGCCGAATCGATTCTTCTCAGAGCGAAGCTCCCAACGATTAGTATACATATCATATTGAAAATCCTGCAAATTAAGTTTCATATACTCTTTGCGAATTTCCTTGCCGGTCATCTCAACAGTACGCTCAACCTTTCCCTTCTCATTGATAATAGGAACTTCAACCTTCGTATTCCAATTCACATCAAACCAATTCTCCAAATCATCTGCCGTCAATTCATTCACACGGGACAGCTGCTCCTGATTAGAAGCAGAAGACTTCAAATAAATAGCCCGAGCAGTCAACAACTGCAATTCTGCTTCAATTTGATCATCAACATAACCGGTACGAGTCTTAAGCTGATAATATTCTTCCTTAGCCTTGCCAAGATTAGCCTTAATCATCTCAAAATTATAACCAAAAGCAGCATCTTTCAACTCGTTATCAATAGAATAGGACAAAGTTATAGCAGCATTCAAACTTGCACGCGAAGAAGATTCAGTAATTCCAGCTTCAGCCAATCCTGCTTGCGCCTTCATCAAACGCTCACGCAAAGATTTATCCAAAGTCTGGGACTTATACCAATCAGCCTCAGCATCATTAAGAGCAGCGGCCGAACGCTCACGCTCCTGCTGAGCATCTTTCAACTGAATATCCGCATACGCAGAAGGATTACCAGCCAGAGCAGCAAGACCACCACCGGAACCAGAAGCCACAGGACCATGTCCAGACGGAGCACCACCACTGGAAGTAGGAATAGTAGCAGAAACACCAACTCCAGACTGGCCAAGAACAGCAGCAGGATTCAAACCAGCAGCCAAATTACGCTCAAGAACAGCAGAAGGATCATTATACGCATTCTGATAATCAAACATCTGCTTATCATGAGCCAACTGAAATTCCGCAGACTTAGTCATCTGCTCGAGAGCATACCGCTGCTGCAATGCCATTTCCTTCTGCTTATACTTCCAATTACGACGAGCAGAAATTCCACCGAACAAAGCATCAGCAAAACCACCACCAGCAGAAGAACCAGCAGAACTGGCTGCATTCATACCAAGCGCCTGGCCCATCTGAGCAGCAAAAGATGCAGCAGGCATACTACGGAAGCTTTAAATTAGACCGAAGATCAACTTCAACAGTATCGCAATGAATACCGGAAGAACGATAAACAAACTTCCGAGTACATGAAGCTGCAAAATAAACAGATAAAGCCGTAAGAATGGAAATCAAAAGTGTCCAAAAACTTTTCTTACGATAAAACGGTACTTTTTCCATAACAAAAACAACAATAAGAAACCATAAGAAAATACGCTATCAAAACCGCAATTTGATATCCGAATTTGACATTCAAAGCAAATCTCAAAATCGGTACGCGCACATAACATATGTCGTCTAGTAAAGGGATATGTAATTTTCTTTTAAAAAATAATAAGTTTATACGGGCAGCACACCGACTTCGTCGATATAAAGTGCTGATTATCAAGGTGCTAAACGCTACCTGCGGTGC